ACGGTTATTCGAGAGCATTTTTCTGGCGGAAAGCGAAAATTCCTGTGTAAGTGTTCGTGCGGAAACGAAGTCGAAGTGAGGCTCGATCACATGCAAAGCGGGCACACATCCTCCTGCGGCAGTTGTGGAATCGAGTACGCCGGCAAGAAAATGAGCCTCAAGCAGTGGGCTTTTGCCTACGAAATCAAGGAATCGACACTCAGGGCAAGACTCAAGACGATGAGCATGCAAGAGGCTCTCGAGAGGAGATAGGAATGCCGCACCACGATCTTACAACCGAAGAAATTCAAAAGGTTGCGGAAGTTGAATCAAAACGGCTTGAAAGTAAAATCATGGCAGGTGTCGATCGATTTTTCTACGATATGCGACATCCTTACTGGCGAGAAAACCTCGACGAGTTCATGGCTTCCAGGCGAACAAAAATCGACTCAAAGAAATGACTGTTGACATCGAAAAGTCGTCGGTTATAGTAATTGCACCTTACTCCATTGTGAGCAAGTCTCCTGTAGGCTGCGTGACGAAAGTTGCGTAGCCTTTTTTTATGCACAAAGCCCTAACCAACCCGAACTTTTCCGAAGCCCTTAGATTCGGTGAGTTGGTGGGGCAAAAACAAGGTTAAGCGTGGTAATGTCATCGCTGTATTACGACCTAGTTCCAAAAGATCCTGTGGAAAACCTCGAGTGGCGTATCGCTTGCAGGGAGCGAGCCTTGGTCGATGAGCGATTCCGAAGTGCTTTGCTACAAGCCTGCGAGACTGATGTTCTGTTTTTCTTCGCGTTTGCTCTTTGGGTGCATGAGCCGAGAGCGAAAGTCAAAACCAAGCCGTTTATCCCGTGGAAACACCAAGAGTCAGTGATTCTGGCGATGGATGACGCGATCACCGAGGCGATGGCTACTGAGCATCCGGTGTCGGTGACACTCAAGAAGAGCCGAGCTCAGGGCGGAACCTACACGTATCTCGGAGTGCAGATCCGTAGGGCGCTTACCGAAAAGGGGTTTTCATCAGGTCTTGTTACTCGAAACGAAAAGACGGTCGATTCTAAAGATCCGTCGGCGGTGATGAACAAGCTTTCAGACATGCTCGACAAGTTGCCAGTGTGGATGATGGACGGCAATCCATACGAAAGAAACATCACCGACCACACGATTAGGATCCCGAAAACCGATGCGATATGGATCGGCTACTCGGCTACGGCAGACGTTGCACGGGGCGGTAGAACCACCCTCTTTGCGTTTGACGAAGTCGGATCGGAGGAGTTCATTGCCAATGGAATCGATTACAGGATCATGAGCTCGGTGGCTCACGTTACCAACTGCATATTCCTTTGCTCGACGTTCGGTGCCGATACGGGTGTGTTTTACGAGTCGGCAACCGATCCAGACAACACCAGAGTCTACGCACTTGACTGGAAGGAGAATCCTGAGCACGCAAAACTGGCGTACATCAAAAAAGACGGTGTTGTGACGGCAATCAACCCAGACGAACAAGAACAGGTCGAGAAGTACGTTTCCACGCACGAAAGGGAGTTGCGAGCGATCGAAAGGAGAGGGCACAAGATAGAAGGCAAGTTCAGATCGCCTTGGTACGACTCCCACTGCCTGCTTCCCGGAGCTACGCCTCGGTACATCGCACGCGAGCTCGACATGGATGCCAAGGGATCATCCGGCAAGGTTTTCTCGCCAGACCTGCTTGATCGGATGAAAAAAAACCACGGCAAAAAGCCTGTTTGGAGAGGCACACCGATATTTGACAGCGAAACGCTCGAGCTCAAAGGTTTAGTCCCCAGGGACGATGGGCCACTGTCGCTGTGGTTCAAACCTGGGATAGACAACAGTCCACCTCTTGGGCCGTTTACGATCGCTTGCGACATCGCATCTGGTGGTGTTGGCGCCTATTCGTCCAACTCGGTAGCCTCCGGTATCGACAATCGAACAGGGGAAGAAATACTCGAGTACGTGATTAAAGGGCTTGAGCCACGCCCATTCGCCAGGATGGTCGTCGGCTTGTGCCTTTGGATGCGCAAAGCATTGCTTGGCTGGGAAGACTCAGGTGTCTCGGGAGGTTTCGCCAAAGAGGTAGTTGAGGTTTGTAGCTACGGAAACATCTTCTATCGAGACGTTACGCAGCTCGGATCGCAGAAAAAGTCCAGGAAGGCTGGTTTTCCTTGCAGGGATGCCGACAAAGCCGATATGTTTGAACAATTTGCCTTGGCGATGGAGAAGGGCGATTACACTCCGAGATCGGAAGAAATGCTCAAGGAGTGCGGCGAGTACGAGTGGGAAAACGGAAGAATCATCCATTCTCCGACGAAAAACAAGGGTGCGACCGAGAAGAACCACGGAGACCGAGCGATCGCTGCTGCTGGTGCTTGGTTGGTATTTTCTGGTGAGAATTTGGATTCTAAAGTTGACAGCGATATTGAAAACGGACAGATTCCAGAGTATGGTAGTTTTTTATGGAGAGAACGTCAGGAACGACATGTAGTCAGTTCTGGCAGCCCAAAGTTCGGAATACGTGATGTATTGCGATAGGATTCAAGGATAAAACCTGAAAGAAGTGGCGTAAGATGGAAGCCGAGTTGAACGAAAAACTGGATCAGGCGATTGCAAAGATGGCAGACCTAGCAAAGGCTCAGCCCGATGCTCAAAAGGCTCTGCATTTTTCTCAATCAGCTTTGAACCTTGCACAAACAAAGTCGGTGCTTGAAGGTGCCAAGTCGGCATCTGCGACTAAAAAATAGATCCATCGCCAAGTAGGCGAAGTGGTGCAATAGGCTGGAGATAAAACCCAGTCGAAATTGACCGGAAAATTCCGAAGTTAATTCGACTGGTAATGTTTGACCTATCCAACCCTGAAAAACGAAGCAGACTCTTAAAAGCGATTCGCTCGTCTCGCGATGCGATGGAGCCATTCCGTCGCGTCCGCAAAGAGTTGATCAAGGATTATGTCGGTTCTTGGTACGCCGAATCAGGCGCAGAGAACAAGACTCTGGTCAATTTGATGAACCAGACGGCACGTATCTATACGGTTGCCCTCGCCGCCAACAACCCGAGCGTGTTGGTGTCCACCTCAAGAATGGAAATGCTTCCGTTCGCAAGGCGTTTCGAGGTAAACCTCAAGAAACTCATCAGCGACATGGCTCTCGACAAGACGTTTCGAGCCATCGTTATGGATGCGTTCTTCTGCCTTGGTTGTGGCGTAGTCATGATGCGAGACACTGACACTCGCTTCCATGGACTGCTAGAAGCCGAGGAAGATGTTTGGCTCGATCCAGGTGAGCCGTGGTTCAATCGCGTATCGATCGACGATTTGATACTCGACATGCCAGCCCGAGAGCTCAGCAAGATGCGGTATTGTGGTCATCGCTACCGAGCTGACTACGAAAAGGTGATGGACGAGCCTGGGTACGACAAGAAGGTCAGGGATAAGCTGAAACCAACCTCCAGGCAGCATCAGGATTCTGTTGGTGCGGTCAGGGATATTGGATCCGACTGGGGTAGCGCCGAGGATGACGACCTGAAGGATATGGTTTGGTTGATGGACGTATGGATCGCAGAGAACAACTCCATTGCGACCATGGTGTGTGATCAGCAAGATTTGCCGCCTCTAATCGAGCGCGATTGGATCGGATCACAAGCTGGCCCATACAAGTTCCTGTCGCTTGGTGACACTCCAGACAATGTGATACCAACGTCTCCAGCGATCAACCTCAAGGGGATGCACGATCTACAGAACCGCTTACACAGGCGAATGGAGGATGATTCTGACTCCCATCGCAAGGTGAATATCTATCCGCCAGGAATGGAAGACGACGCGGAACGAATCAGGACATCAGAGCGAAACGGTTGGTACAGAGGTCGAAGTCCAGAGCAGATCAAGCAGTTTGAGGTGGGTGGTATCGACCAAAGAGACATGGCTTTGGCGACCTTCTTGCAGTCGGAATACGATCGATTCGCCGGAAATCTTCAAGCAATGGGTGGGCTTGGGCAGCAGGCATCGACACTCGGTCAGGAAGAACTGATTCACGGAAACGTATCGAAGAACGTAGCGGACATGCGAATGTCGGTAGTTTCGTTCGCTTCAGATTGCATCTTGGATCTTGGTCGTCTCATGTGGGAGGATTCGACACTTGAGCTCAAAACCTCTATGCCTGTTGGTAACACTGGTATCGAAGTTAATTCAGATTGGACTCCAGGTTACAGGGAAGGAAGCTTTGACGATTATGAGTTCCGAGTGGAACCATACTCCATGGTTTTCAAGACTCCCGAGCAGAAACTCCAAGAACTCTTTCAAGTGCTGCGTGAGATCGCACCGCTCTGGCCGATGTTCCAGGCATCGGGAGCCTCGATTGACGCAGAGGCAATTGTTGACGAGATCGCAAGACTGAAGAATCGACCAGAGTTCAAGCGATTCATCACGTTTGCAAACCCATCAGACATGCTTGGTGGCGACGAGAACACGATTCGCCAGTCTCCGACGACAACCAGAGAGACAATCCGAAGGAACATCAGTAGTGGCGGCACAGAAGCCGCCAGGAACAACGCATTGATACAAACCTTGATGGGCGGAAACCCGCAAATCAATTCGCAACAGAGAAACTCGATGTTGCAGGGGGCTGGATGATGAGCACAGTCAAATACAAGTACAAAGGCAAGTTTGTCACCGAGCAAGAGCTTGAAAAGCTTGTTCCTCGCAAGCCAGATTGGCTCGAAAAACCAGCCATGGCGGCAAACACCTACACCGAGCACAACCCTCTTGTTTCTGACGGGTGCGGTGTCATGAAAAGCCAAGTTGGCGAAACTCGAGATCTGATTAAAAAGCACGGGATTCAGGGTGCCGCTGTAATGGATAGCGGTCAGGTGCGATTCACAAGTCGTCGCGCACGCAACGAATTTCTTCGAATGCGCGGTTTCAGGGATTTAGACGGAGGCTATGGGGATGAGTAAGACTATCGAATTAAACGAAGACATGACGAGCGATGAAATCAAGGATTATGCCAATACTGTTGCCAAAGAAGTGGCAGAAGAGCGCATGGGCGATCGCAAGTCAGATGCGGAAGTTGTCAGTGACACTGCATCAATCAACAAAACACCTGCTGAGGACAATTCCAGCAGTGCCGCCGATGATGATGATCAAGGCGAGGTTTCCGGCGACGAGTCGCGTGCTCCCAAGTGGGTCAACGACAAGGTGATAGCCGAGGTTGCCGCGTATGGCATCGACAAGTCTGACTTGTCGGAGTTTGCCAGTCGCGAGGAGTTGGATAGGGCTTTGAAGTTGCTTGACAAGAAGGCGTTTGAGGCTGGACGCAAGGCGCTGGCTGAAAGCGACGAAGGCTCGACTCGAAACGAGAAGGGTCAATTCAGCAAGAAAGAAGCCAAGCAAGAAGATGCTGTCGGAAAGGATAGCGATCGGTACGAGGTTTCACTTAGCAAGGATCTCTATGACGACGAGATCGTCGACGAGTTTACTCGACTGCGCGATCATTACGAATCGCGACTGTCGGTGC